TAAAGATTGTGTGATTTTAGAATTTTCTAATAATCATGCTCTTCCAAATTATCAAGATATAACAAAACATTTTATTTCGAAAGAGGATTTGTCGAAAGTTGGAGGAAGTAAAGGTATTCTTGTGACTTTTGATGAAAAATTTAATAGAAATATTAATCGCTTTAAATTGAATTGTTTGGATTATCCATTTGATCAAGTGTGTGGTGATATCAATTATGGTAACATAACTGGTGGAACTTATGCTCGTGATGGATATTGCTACGATGCTATAACTCAAGGAGGTGATTGTGGGTCTTTGTTATTTGTCGAGAATCAATTTATCTCAGGGAAAATTATAGGTTTTCATGTTTCTGGTTTTCAGAATGGAATTGGCAATTCTGTTTCTGTAACAAAAAATATGTTAACTTGTATCTCTGATTTAAATTTACAAATATCTTTGGATTTACAATTACAAAATGATAAAATAGAATATTTACCAAAAGGTGTACTTTATGTAGGTGATGTTTCTGATCCTGTGATACAAGCTGGTAGTAGTCAAATACGACCTTCTTGTATTTATGGATTAAGAGATAAACCTAAGGTAAAGCCTGCATTTCTTTACCCTCGAGTAATTGATGGTGAAATGTTGGATCCTTTTAAAATTGGTCTTAAGAAATATTATACTGTTTCTCCTTATATTAGTAATGATATAATAGATTCAGTGTATATTGATTTTGATTGGTTTTTACGTAAATATTCTAGTAATATAAATCGAAGTGTTATGAGAGTTTTATCACTTGAGGAAAGTGTTTTTGGAATTGATAATGAAAAATATTGGCGTTCTATTCCTATGGGGACCTCCCCAGGGTATAGTTGGCCAAAAAATTCATTTAAAGGAAAAAAATATTATTTTCAAGATGGTAAAATATCTGATGAGGTTATTGAACGTGTAAATGCTCGGATTGAACTAGCTAAGAAAGGTATACGTCAACAACATCTTTATGTGTGTACGCTTAAAGATGAAGTTCGACCTATTGCTAAAGTAATGGCTGGTAAAACGAGAGTGTTTACAGTACCTCAATTAGATTATGTTCTGGCAGTGAGAATGTACTTTGGTGGTTTTGTAGTTAATTTTATGAATAATAAAATTATGAATAGGTCTTTGGTTGGTATAAATATGTATTCAACTGAGTCTCATTCATTTGCAAAATTATTAAAGAAACATCCTTGTATACTTACAGGAGATTTTTCTAATTGGGATGGTTCAATAAGGGCTGATATTTCCAATAAAATTCTTAAATTTATTAATTCAGAGTATTCGCGATTTGGAGGGAAAGATGTTGAGATGGATAATTATGTTAGAAAAGTTTTGTTTATGGATTTAATTAATTCTATAGTTTTAATTGGACCAAAAGCATACTTACTTACACATAGTTTACCATCGGGGCATCCTTTAACAACAATTGTTAATACAATGTATAATATTTTTAGGAGTTTTCTTGAGTATCATTTAATAATATTGTCTAAGTCTAAAATTAAGTGTATTGGTGAGAAATGGGATGAGTTCGTAAGTTTTATGAATGATTACCCTATTTCTGATCATACATTGAAATTGGATATTAAACAGTATATTGAAAATACTGAAGGTGGATTTTATGGTGATGATCTTGTTTTATCTGTTTCAAAAGAATTTTCTACTTTTTATAATTATCAAACGTTAAAAGAAGTAAATAATTTTATGGGGCATTCTTATACAACTTCTGAGAAAATGGATGTTATTGATCGAAATTATGATGATTTTTCTAAAGCAAATATTTTAAAAAGATATTTTGTGTGGAATGAGCATCATTTTCGTTATATAGCTCCATTGGATTTGAATACAGTATTTGAAATACCAAATTGGGTAAAACAAGGTCATGATATTGAAGAGCAAACTATTATTAATTTAGAAGTTGCGGCACGTGAATTAACACTTCATGATCGGAAAATTTATGATGATTTTATAAGTGATTATAAAATTATTTGTGAAAAAGAAGGTTTATGTCCGTATTTTCAAGATTATAATGTTTTGCAACATCGTGTTTTGAC